TTTGCAAAGATTAGAGGACGTTTTCCTAGTGTCACTATTGGCACTGAAGAAGGCATGATTACTAATAATCCTAGCGAAGCACGTTTTATAGAGTTTGACTATAAAAGCAAGGGCAAAGTAAGTCTTAGTTTAAATGCTGAAGACGGCCTTGTAGTCATGCACGGTGCTGATATACTTGCTGGAGAGAATGAAGAAGAACTGAGTGACTGGTATAACTTTTTAAGAGAACTAAGACAGTTTGCAAAAAAACGTTTACTAAATTTTGACACTCGTGATATTACTAAAAGTAATTTACAAAAAAGAGATTATAAGTTTCTAGCCAAAAATGCCGGAGAAGATCAAATGACCGAATCAAAGTTATATGGTACTAGTAGAACTAGTTATCAAAATGTAGACGGAGCACGTTTAGTAATTAAGCATAATGCTCCTATTAACCAAGAATCAGCAACTGGAAGAACAAAGCAAATTAGTTCTATATATATTGAAAGTGCTGATGGAGAAAGATTTAAATATCCATTTAAACATCTAAGTGCAGCAAGAGCAATGGCTAGACATGTTGCTGAAGGTGGTAATGCATATGACGATTTTGGCAAACATATAACTGGTTTATCAGAAGAAATGGCAAAGTTACGTAAGTTTAAAACATATATGGGACGATCAGCTGTAATGGCAGAAGGGCTAGAACCGTATATGGATGCTGTAAAAGGTCGTATGAAAGACGTAAAGAAAACAATTGAGTCTCTTCAAAAACCTGCACATTACGCAGAGGCAATCGCAAACTTTGAATCAGTAGTAATGGAAGAAGTTCCTGCAGACGTTGCAGAAAACTGGACCGATCAATTAACTATTAAATTATTTAATGAAGAACTATCAGACGTATTTCCGTACATTTACAAACTAGTAAGTGAAGCAACAAAAGCACAAGAATTAGGCCCAGAAGATTTAATTGACGAAGCAAGCAACGGCATTGAAGCAATGAAAAAAGCAGGCAATGCAAAAGCAGATGCAGAGGCAAAGGAACGGGCGAAAAAAGACAAGTCGGTAGATGAGTCAGGTTTACAGTACCATACTGGTGTTAAGAAGCACGGTAAAGAATACATGGTCAAAGCAGCACAAGCAGGCCGCGATGGCGCAAGTCAACAAGAACTAGGCGCACTAAAAGACAAGTATAGCAAAGCAGAAAAAAATAAAAAAACTAAAGAAGACATAGAACTAGAAGATACAATGGAAGGACTTATGGGTCAGTTCAGTGAAGCAAACGAAGCAGAAAGAGACACACACTGCTCTGACAAGTGTTGCGGAAGTGATACTAAAGCAGAAGATTGCGATTGTCCACCAGATTGTGAAGGCTGCAACTGTAATGCAGAGATGGACGAATGTCCGCCACAACAAGATGCAGCACCTCAACAGCAGATGGCTGCTGAAAAGCCAAAAACACCACTAGGCGAATTTATCCTATCATATTATGATAGAGAAACCGGATCATTCCCCAAAGGCGAAACAGCTATACTAACAATGGTTGAAAAAGACTATGGGGATGAGTATGTTCGACCTGCTCATGCGTTTATTGAAAAAGTTCACAGTACATTTGTACAGCACGAACGTATGAACAACGAACAAAACGACATTTTTGCGTTAGCAGGAATTTAATTAAAAAAAACACTTGACAAAACCGTTTGTAGCATGTATAGTATATATAGTGCTACAGACAAATAAGGCACAAGCACATAGGCAATTTTACAAGGAGGCATAACTATGGCAACATTAGCAGAAATCCGAGCGAAGCTCAAAGAACAAGAAGCCGGCCAAGGCGGCAATCGAGGACCACAAGGTCCAAACCCAATTTACCCATTTTGGAATATGACAGAAGGTAGTAGTGCAACACTACGATTCCTTCCAGACGGAAACCCAGATAACACATTTTTCTGGGTAGAGCGTTTGATGATCAAACTTCCATTTGCAGGTATTAAAGGTGATACAGGTAGTAAGCCTGTGCAAGTACAAGTACCTTGTATGGAAATGTATGGCGATGGCTGTTCGATTCTACAAGAAGTACGTGGCTGGTTTAAGGACCCTTCACTAGAAGATATGGGTCGTAAATATTGGAAAAAGCGTTCATACGTATTCCAAGGGTTTGTAACTGACAATCCACTAACTGATGACGAAGCACCTGAGAATCCAATCAGACGCTTTATTATTGGTCCACAAATCTTCCAGATCATTAAGCAGGCGCTTATGGATCCAGACATGGAAGAGTTGCCAACAGACTATACTGCTGGTGTAGACTTCCGTCTTAACAAAACTTCAAAAGGCGGTTATGCAGACTATTCAACATCTAACTGGGCTCGTAGAGAGCGTCCATTAGGTGATGTTGAAATGAATGCTGTTAATACACACGGCTTGTTTAATCTAAATGACTTCTTACCTAAAAAGCCAGGTGAGATTGAAGTAAAAGTGATGCAGGAAATGTTTGAAGCGTCAGTAGACGGTGAAGCATACGATGCAGATCGTTGGTCACAGTACTTCCGTCCAGCAGGCATGCAAGCACGTACAGGCGATCCTAACGTAACAGCAAGTCCACAAGCAACTGCGGTAAGTCAAAGTGCTCCAGCAGCAACACCTACTCCTGCTCCAGCTGCACCAGTAGCAGAAACTACAACTGATACAGGTTGGCAAGAACCTGCTCCGGCAGCAGCACCAGCAGCAGCACCAGCAGCAGAAGCTACAACAGGTGATGCAAATGACATTCTTGCAATGATTCGTGCAAGACAATCTCAGTAATAAAATTATGTAGGGGAGAAATCCCCTACACTTTGGCTTAACAAGGAGACACTATGGCTAAATCATTTGATGTCAGTAAGTTCCGTAAGGACTTGACTAAAAGTATCTCAGGCATGAGTAGCGGCTTCAATGATCCTACTGATTGGATCTCAACAGGCTCATATGCACTTAACTATCTTATTAGCGGCGACTTTCACAAAGGCGTTCCGCTTGGTAAGGTTACTGTGTTTGCAGGCGAATCAGGAGCAGGTAAGAGTTATTTCTGCTCAGGTAATATTGTAAAACACGCACAAGATCAAGGCATCTTTGTAGTACTAATTGACTCAGAGAACGCACTTGATGAATCGTGGCTACAAGCATTAGATGTAGACACATCAGAAGACAAACTACTTAAACTAAACATGAGTATGATTGATGATGTAGCAAAAACTATATCAACATTTGTAGCAGACTACAAGGCAATGGATGCAGAAGACCGTCCTAAAGTATTGTTTGTAGTTGATAGTTTGGGTATGTTACTAACACCTACAGACGTAGATCAGTTTAGTAAGGGTGATATGAAAGGTGATATGGGTCGTAAGCCTAAGCAATTGACCGCACTTGTTCGTAACACAGTTAACATGATTGGTTCACTTAATGTAGGTCTAGTATGTACTAACCATACATATGCATCACAAGATATGTTTGATCCAGATGACAAGATTAGTGGTGGACAAGGCTTTGTTTATGCATCATCAATTGTTGTTGCAATGAAGAAAATGAAACTTAAAGAAGACGAAGCTGGTAATAAGATTTCAGAAGTACGTGGTATTAGAGCAGGTTGTAAAGTAATGAAAACTCGTTATGCTAAACCGTTCGAAGGTGTACAAGTAAAGATTCCATATGAAACAGGTATGAATCCTTACAGTGGTCTTATTGAATTATTTGAGAAAAAAGGTTTGTTAGTAAAACAAGGCAATAGACTCAAGTATGTTGACTTAACTGGTGAAGAACATCTTGACTATCGTAAAGCATGGATGCAAGGCGATAAACTCGATTTAATTATGTCGGAATATGCTGAAAAAACTACGCCTGTGGTAAATACCGCTGACGAAGTTATCGACATTGATGACGAAGTTATGATCGAGGAGTAACTAAACAAATGGATGAAAGTATAATTTCTGACGTATGGTCTACAATGAAAGAGTTTCTAGACAAAAAACATATAGACATGGCTGCTGAAAAATATGTTGATTTGTTAGCAGATTATGGAGTAAGTGATGAAACACTTACTGAGTGTCTTGGTACAGAAGCACATTTAGATCAAGCAATTAACTATTACTTAGACGTTGAAGATTATGAAACATATGACGACGAAGAAGATGAATGGGATTAATTGATGGGTTGGTATAGTGAAGTTTCTAGAGATATTTCAAAAATCCCCTCAGCAATACAATACTTTGAAAACGAGTTGCTACAAGCTCGTAACGAATGTAAACTGAAAGGTAATGTTGAACGGGCGGCAGCAGAAATGCCGGGTATCGTAGAGCATCGCTTTAACCAATTACAAGAGATAGAAGCTATACTCAACTATCTAAATATTGAGCTACGTAGACTGCGTAGCTCATTTTTTAAGAAGTATCTTGAAAACTATCAACGAGCTCTGTCAAGCCGTGACGTTGAAAAATACGTAGACGGTGAGGCAGACGTTGTTGACTATGAAAAGATTATTAACGAGTTTGCACTAATGCGCAACAAGTGGTTAGGTGTGCTAAAAGCCCTTGACCAGAAGCAATGGCAAATTACAAATGTTGTTAAACTACGTGTAGCAGGTATGGAAGATGCATCTCTATAAATAATAATAGGAGACTGCAAATGGCAAGATTTAAATCAGATAAGGTACAAAAGTTTAGAACTATATGCGAAGTACATAGAGAAATTTATGACATTGTTTATGATATTAATGATGATAAAATTAAAAACGATATAGTAGATAAACTAGAAGAAGCCTTTATTATGGCTAAAAAAATGAATGAAAAACTTAGACAATACAAATTTAATTATGATGATAATTGGTGGGATCTGACAAGTAAAGAAATTCAAAATGAAAAACATACCTTAAGAAAATCTAGAGGCATCAATGGAAAATAGTTATTTAGGTTGGCGTGTTTTAGATGGTGATAGAACCTTAAGAAGAGCTTTTAAAAAATCTAACATTACAAATATTTTAGATTATCAAAAAGATCAATTAGATACTGCAATGAAATATTGTAAAAATTTTAGACATGCAATTGATGTTGGAGCCAATTATGGCATAATGTCAGCTAACATGTCTAAAGATTTTAAAAAAATTTCTGCATTTGAAATTGTTCCTGAAATTAATCACTGCTTAAAAGAAAATATAAAAAACTTTAATTTACATAATGTAGAAATATATGATTGCGGATTAGGTGAAAAAGAAGAAAAAGTTTTTATAAATTTTAA